AACTTCCAAGTAGTATCAACAGCTGTGTTAGAAACAGTAAGAGCTATAGCTCTTCCTCTAGCACGAGTATCTACTTTTGAAGTAGTTGGTGTTAAGGTAAAGGGTCCTAGTGGTGAACTAGAAGCAGTGTCATTAGAGTAATCTCTAACATCTAATTGAGCAATTACATTGTTTTGTTGACTAATAAAATCAGGAACAATTCTACTAATTCTCATTATAAATTCTCCGTCACCCCTAAGGTCAGCCATACTACTGGCGGCACCTTTAACAATTTTTTGTGTAATATCATAATCCCCTGAAGTAATAGTAGCGGGTATGGCCACAGCCGTGGTCCCTGCTTCTTGTTGATTGACTCCAGTTTCATGTTCAAAATAAATTGACACGCCTTCGGTGTTTCCAATAACATCAAACGATGCATCGTCACCAGCATTATATTTTGTTGCATGAGGTAAACCAAATACAGCAGAATCTTGCCAAGTGCTTCTTGGAAATAAAGAATTTGCATTAGTAAACCATATAGGTCTTTTAGAGGTTGAGTCTAAGTAACTATAAGTCACTGCTCTGTTAACTACATTAGAGGTAGAAGTTGGATAGAACCAAGTAATTTCTCCAAACAAGTTATTAATCCCACAATAAACTAATTGATTAGATGTTGTATTTAAATCATCGTAAACAAAATCCTCAACAAGGCAATCCATGGATTCTAGTTTACCAGTAAACCTGAAAAAACCATTATCGGACATCCAGTAAGCGGCACCATCAACTTCAACTGCTGCATTCATACCAATCAAACCACAGTTAGTTCCAACTTGCTCGAAGGCAAAGGTAAAAGGTGTGCCTACAAATCTCATGGTAAACATGGCTGTATCACTCCAAATATAAATTGCATTTCTACCAAGTGTTGCGCCCATGATCCGTGATCCGGAGGCCAGTCTTTGTGTACCAGCACTGTTGATTGCTGTTGGTGTGTAGTCTTCTATATTTTCCTGTGATGAAAATCTTATAAACATATCGTCTTGACTAGACTTTGTACCTATTGTTTTTTCTGTACCAAAAAATACTAAGTGTCTATCAGGAGTTGACACTAACATATCACGTGACGCTGTTGGTGCTCCTGGAATAATAACAGCTCTAATGTCTGTAGCGTTTGTTGCATCACCATCCCATTTAAAACATTCACCGTTATGTATTAATGCAATAAGAGTTGTACCTAAATTATCCAAGGACCATAGACCGGGGTCAGTTACTGAGTCGGTGTTAGCTGCTGGAGATCCCCAACCTGTAAAAGAAGATGTATCTGTAACCGTAACACCGTTGTTGTGTGCAGCTCTTGTAGTTCCTCTTGCTGCTCTAGTTATACCTGTAATTTTGTTTCCTGTTACTCCTGTGTAAGATATTTCTTCTGTTCCTATTTGAATAAAATTTGTTCCACTACTTGGAAAACCTGTTGCACTAACAAGCGTAATTTCAGTAGCTGATCCATTATTACCATTAGTGTTATCCCCTAATGCACCACTTAACGTTGTAGTTAAAGCTCCTAAAATATTACCACCATATAAAGATATACCCCAACCAAAAGCACCTAACTGTTCGGCCGGTCCTACGTGATAGTATTGAAAAAATTTTACACCTCCAGAAGTAGTAGCACCACTTCCTGTTTCGTTAGAGGGCATTGTAATTGTAATTGTTCTAGCATTAGGTGCGCTAGCAACCATGAATTTTTTACCATCAAAATCTGCTGCACTAAAATTAGAATTTGTAATTGCACTAAAATTACTAAATAAAATAATATCTCCTTGTACAAAAGTTTGATCTGTAGGAAACGTTATTGTAACTGTTGGTTGACCCTGAGTCGTGCTAAATGCATTGGTAATAGCGGTACCTGCGGGATTAACTAAAGGGTGTATATCATAATACACACCACCAGAATAAACATATAAAATACTGTTAGTACCTATAGCTGCAAATTTAATTGAAGATGTACTAACAAAATGATGTAAACCTCTAGCGGCTCCAGTAAGTTTTGATTGACCTAATTGATTCCAACCACCTATTTTTTCAGGTGTACCATATCTAAAACGAACATTTTCACCATCAATCCATTGGCTTTCACCACCGGTTGAGGTAACTTGTTTATTAAATCCTGGTAGAAAGCCTAATTTTTGTAGCATATAAAAACCTGTTTACCATGGTTTATATTAAATTTAACGTTAGATCAAGATCTTGTTACCGAGCTGTTGCTGGTATACCAGTTGATGTTACGAAAGGCGATTCAGCGAAAGCCATGAAAATATATTTTTGACCAGAACTATTATTATTTCCACTATTTCCATTTGTTTTGAAGCCATTTGATAAAAAATCAAAAGTTGTATTACTATCTCCTGTAGTTTCTGTTGCAGTAGAATCTGCCGATAAACTATCATCAACAGCATTTGAATTTGCTGGACGCTTATTATCCACTATAACCCATGAGTTACTATCTGTCGCTTTTATAAGTATGTATGCTGGAGTAAAACCAAGATAGACAAAAACTCCGTTTGGTGTGTCTGAACCATTACCTATGTAAGAGCCAAATTTTGAGTAGCCTTGTTTTTCTGCAAAACAGTAGGCAACATAAGTTTGACCATTTGCGTTTGAATCTCCAGTTGTACCCAGTGTTACAACTGAACTTGATGGTGCTGTGTCATTAAAAACATTATCTGAAGTTGCAATAGCCCCAGTGCTATCTAAAAACATATAACCATTAAAAGTAGAATCAATATTTGTACCACCAACCGCCCATTGTGCAGAATCACTTCTTTTTTTAATTATAACCATTTTAGGTGCTGCACCTAATCCATGACCAATTGTTGCACCGTTAGAACTGTTTCCACTGTAAGACACAATACTAAATCCAGCATCTTGATTTGCACTTATACTAGTTGTTATACTTCCATTAGAGTTTGATGAAGCAGAGCCACCAGCTTTCCAATTCCATGAAACATAAGTATTATTATTTCCATTAACTTGTGCTTCTTGACCTAAAACATATCCATCAGAAGCAAAAGATTTTATAGCAGATACTCTAGTTTGCTCAGAACTATTTGAATCTGAAAATAAAACTTTTGTAGAACCTCTAACTACATCTACAAGATAATGTTGATAACCATCAGATCTAGATTTAATCCATACCCAATCTGGTTGAAACCCTACTCCAGATATAGTTCTATTATCTGTATCATTACCAGTATAAAGAACTGTTTTAAAATAATCTGTTGGTTTGTCTATAGTTGTATAAGCCATTATCCATACTCCGCTAGGTTTTTTGTGTTTAATGCGTAAAAACTTTTTGATGCACCATCAAATGTTCCAACACTTGGATCATATTCAAACGAACCATATCCATTTGGATCAGATTTATCTGTTCCTGTAAACAGTGGATTGCCAAAATTTACTTCCCAAGTATATTTAGTAGCATTAGCATTTGCACCTATTGTAAAAAAGTAAGCGCCTAAAGGTGTACTTCCTGAAGCAGTTATAGATATTCCTGTTCCAGAGGCTTGAAGTGCACCATTTTTTGCAAAATATAATTTGTTATTATCTAAATCTAAATATACTCCAATAATATCACCTGCTGAATAAGTGCTTCCATAACTAGTGTCAGAACCATTATTTTTATATTTACCATCAGATGCTTTATATCCCCAATCATTTGCTCTTAATCCTATTTCATCAGATGTACTTGTAACTTGTGTTGAGCATATACCAATTTGATAATCATTGTTTCCTGATATTGCTTTTGCTTCCATATAAAATTTTCCTGTTGTCATACCTATTGTAGAAAAAACAGGAGATGGGTTATCACTTAATACTTTTAAATTACCTTCTGTAAAAGTTTGATTTTGATATTTATTATCTAAAAAATTCATTGTTGCAAAATTATTTGTGCAAGTATCAGTTGTTTGGTCTATTGCTGCAAGGTTATAACTTGTCCAATCATGATTTTCACCAGACACATCATTTCCTAAAGCTGAACTATCTTGAAAATTTAAATAATATCCAGTATCGCCAAAGGTTAAACCAGATACATCTATTGGTTTCCATATTCCACTATCTTCATCAAATTCTCCAAAAGAATCAGCAGCTAATTGTGCGTTATTAACTTGTACTATTTCAGCCATATAACCATCAAAATAATCTCCACCATTTCTACGACCAATATAAGGATAATAAGTATCACCAACATTCCAATATAAATTTTGATTTTGGTTAGGTTGAGTAGTGTTTCCGTCCCAAGTGTATTGTTCGCCATTAATATATAATTTTATACGATTTGTAGCTGTGCTTTGTGTTGTGTCCACAGAAAAAACGACATGATACCAAGCATTAGTATCTCTAAATAATTTAGCTGTAGTTAAATTTCCATCTCCACCATTAGTTGATTGCCAACCTAAAACTCCACCTCCTGAAAGAAATAAATAACCTTCATCACCACCACTATATGAAGCTGATGCTAAAATTTGTGTTGCACCGAATGACGACCTTTTAAACCAAGCACTCCATGTAAATTTCTGCCTGTTTCCACTTGGAGAACTACTCCATCTTAAATAATCACTACTACCCCTATTAAATCTTAATGAGTTATCTATATTAAAACCGCCGCCTACTGCTGAGTTTCCTGGAATAATTATTGGCATGGATTACAACTCCAATACTGGTAATTCGCCTAAGGGTCTTGATTGAACACCATCACTATCAGTAGTGTAAGTGTGTAAAGTCTTAAGTGCTGCAGTATCTGTTGCACCTGTGATTTGAGCTTCAATACTAGCTTGTGTAGTTCTAACTAAATCTCTGTGAGTAGATATGCTACTTGGAATAGCAGTTGTCTTTTCTGTTTTTCTAGTTATGTACCAATCTGTTTTAGCTAATTCATTAGCAACATTTACTTTTAAATCTTTAATTAAATTATATTTTAATCCTCTGACGTTAAGTTCACCTTCAATACCTCTTTCATCTATTTCATCTTGTGCAGTAAATAAAGTATCTGCGTGTGCTTTAGGTGTAGCAGTTCCATATGAAGCTGTAACTGTATTATTAGCAAACGCAAAAGATTGGTTAGTATTAATATACCATTGCTCATCTTTTTTATTACTATTATCAAATACTACTTCATGGATACCAATTGCTTCTTTTTCTTCAACCGACCATTTCATAAATATATCTGCTGGATACTGTAAATCACCTAGGGTAAATCCTTTAGGGTTGTTAAAGTATTTTGTAATTGTTCCTGATTCTACTAATGCGTACATAATATTCCTATGATAAAGTTAATGCTAAAGTTTGACCTATTAATAACCATTTAGCTCCGTTGTATCTAAATGAAAATATGTCACCTAAGTTTGCTGTTGTTGTTAAAGTTGGGGCCGTATCAGATGGAAATTCGTAAACAGCATTCCATGTAATAGTCCTGCCACCCGTGCCATCTTGGATAGCCAATAATGATATAAATTGTCCTGCAGCCGGACCTGTTCCTGAAGGTGCAGCCATAGTTCTGTTTCCCGCTAAAGTTACTTTAGCAACCGGACTATTAATTACGTTCCAAGCAATAGTTGACCCGTCTGTTAATGTATCCTCAGTATTTAATACCGCACCAGATATTGTTGTTAAATTATTGCCGTTAGCTGATAGTACTTTTGAAGCAGCACTTGTTCCAAGTGTTGCAAGATCTGAGTAATTTATTTCAGTACCTGTTGCAGTTATAGCTGTAGTATCATTGATTTTTGGTGAAGTTAAAGTTTTGTTTGTTAAAGTATCTGCGGATACTAGAGATACTAAAGTTGAGTCCGCTCCAGCAGGTAATAACATAACGTTAGTTACAGAAGCTGAATGGGGTTGTGATTTTATTTGTTGTCCGTGTGAATTAGACTCACAGTTTA